GGCCATTTGGGCGAGAACTCCTGTTTTCCACATTAAGTTGCTAGCTACACGGAAGGGACTTGGAATTACTTTCCTAGATACTTCGATCCCTTCATCTCTCTCGACTCTCCTGGTTTCCTGCCCGACAAGGAACTGATAACACTCTTTCATGTTAAATGACGATTTTACGTAACCAGGTGGACACTCTCCACGTGCCAGGATATCTATATAGTCTTGCGATTTTCAACTATAGATGTCCAGAGTTTCTCTAATTTGCAAACACCTTTCTTTCTTCCTGAGGAAATCATGTTTAGTTTCCAAGGGTCCTCAAGGTTTGTCCGGGGGTCATATCTTCCCGCTACCTGATGAACGAGAGCAAATAGAGACTTTCTGAGATAATGTGATAAATAACGTGCATCCTTCTCTCTTGCACACTTTGCCGGTATTCCGAGTCCACCCAATCTTCGTGGGATACATGGATATTGGAATCCCTTAGATCTTGCCCATTCTATAATCCTTGGGTAATTAAAATCGATAACAGATCTAAGGAAGAGTTCTCTTGACGGTTTTTCAGTAATGAGCCCTTCGCATGCGGCTCCTATCTTGTACCATTTAGGTGCGGCCTGTCCGGAGCGATCTTTAAGCTCGTCGGACTTCACTAAAGCGAGACTCTTAATAGGGAATGCTCTTGAAATATTGGAAAGTATCGTGAATTTCTGTAGTCTATAAGGATTAGTAGACTTAACTTCGGCAGCTTTCCAATTCCTCGTCATATTCTGTCTCATCATTCCCTGGCGACTGGCAAGACTAAGACCTACTTTATGGGTCCCGACACTGATTTCATCTAATAACTCGTTTATGTCGGGGTTGTAGTAATTTCTTCTCTTGGTCTTGTAATAAGTTTTCTTCACAGTAAAAATCTGTTCAACGAAAACCCCTGTTGAATCAGATACAAAGTGTTTTCCTTTTGAGAACTTGCCTCCTGATCTCTCTACTATTTCAGTATATTCTTTAACGAGAGATTCAGGCCAGACTCCTACAAGATCGTCACCGCATAGTTTTTGAGTTGCTTTTACTGGATTTAGAACCCAGTAATCATTCTTTCTGTTACTATGCGTTAGGTTTTTCTTTTCAACTAGTTCATCGATGTTCTTGTGGAGTTCTGGTACGAGGTCAGTCGCGATTCCTGATTTGAAGGATGCATGTTTAATCCAAAACAGGTGCAACACATTCAGTGTTATCCAGCTGAGAGGTAATCCCATTAAGACCCCTGAAGTTGATACGGGTCGTTCATTCATCAGACGCTTGCCTATGTCAGCTGGAATTCGGCACCCAAGATGCTTCAAATTTTCTACCATTTTTGAATAATCTAGCTCTTGGGGTCCGGTTGATTGCCGAATCACCTTCTCTGCCCACCCAGGTAATTTGTTATACTCAATAAACGTATCCCATATAATTTTTGTTAATTCAAGAGGGATACGATCTGTCGCTGCCGTCAGGTCTGTCGAAACGATTTTCAAAGATGGGCCTGACACTGGGAACAAGTCCTTGATTGCTAATTCTTTTTCTCCTTTCAAGACTTGTTGTAGTTCCGGAACTTTCCTGAATTTCTTTAATATGTTCCGTTGAACTATTTGGGCAAGAGATACTAGTGCTCCCGGGGATTTAGTTACGATTCTTGATTTAAGACCCCTGGTTGGTATGGACAGGACTTGAGCTTTCGGTACTCCTTCTGGTAATAGCATCTCAAGTTCTCTCTGGAGACTTTTTGTGAAAATAACGTCTCCGAGGTCCGGTGAAGTAAGGAGGGATTTAAATTCAACAGTTCCCTCTGCTTTACTTATCAGTTTCTGAGCATTAGCACTAGTAGTTTTGGATATATTATAGAGGTATCCTCCCAGTCCGGCGTCTTTCCGACTGGATTCGAGGCACGCACCCTGTGAGTAGTCAAATTGTCTATTATCTAGACTCACGGGGCCAAGTCTTCCGCAGAATTCTTTGCAAAATAACTCAAGACTTGGTAGAACTTTTCTGTCAAAATTAATCTTATTTGTGTAGGTGAGAAAATGTTCTAGCGTGGAGCTGTATACTTGATCTTTCGTTCCGACAGGTAATGCACGTCCTATGAAGGATAGTTGCAAGATGTCGTCTTTCTGAAGGGCCATTCTTTTCATGAATTTGAATGGACCCCAAGGATCAAAACTCTTATTCTCGATAACTGACTGTCTACAGTGATTTGCAAAATCTTTGTACTTTGTAGCAGTCCAGCTCATACCTTTATGATAATAACAGTCCATGGTCCACTTAAGTAATTTGACCATCCCCTGCAGATGATTTCTTGAAATCAGGGGTCGCTTTGGTGCGGGACTGTTAGCCACATACGCGGTTAAAAGACAATTGAACAATTGGAATGGTTCTTCTAATAAATAATTCTTTCTTAGAACCATTCGGCCGCGTTGGGAAACCTTGAACAGAACTTCAAATGGGTTTCCCACACCCCCACGCTTCTTAGGGGTGTCATCATCCTGGATTCGATTGCGTCTCTCAGACCCTCTTTTGACGGTATGAGAACCAACGGAATCGAATCCTCCCAAGATGGCACACAAACGAAGCCACTTGTCAAGTGAAGGAAGGTGAACCTTCTTCCTTGAACAAGAGGAGGTGAGTGACTTTAAATCAAGAGCAT